TCCAGGCACCGCTGTGCGTGTTGGCGCACTGGATGATGAGCGTGCCGCTGGCCGCACCCGCCACCGCAGAGCCGCCCGTGATGAGCGCCGCTTCCGCCGTACCGGTGCCGCCCGAAATCCAGACGTAGTGATTCAGGTCCGTGCCGTTGACGCCGACAGGCACCGGAGCCAGGTTAACCACGTTATTTCCCACCACGAGGCTGCCCCCCGGTGTCTGCGCCCCAAAGTCGAAAGGCGGCGAGAAGACCCACCAGCCGGAGGCCGTGACGTTCCCCAGATTCGGCCCGAGCGCTGCTTCGATCGCCTTGATCTCCGCGGCCAAGACGTTGTGGTGCCAGGCATCCACGAGTGCGGCAATCGGCCGATTGGCTCCATGAGCTACCGCGAAGGTGCCGTCGGCGCCGCGGGCGACCGTCCAGTTGTTGCCGTCCACCGAGACCACGTTGACGATCTCGGAATCGATCGTGAACAGCATGTCCGGAACGGCGATCGAGCCGTCCGCTACCAGAATGATGGTGTCGCCGGCCGAAATGGGACTGCGTGTCACCGTCTGGCGCCGGTTGCCCGCGATCTTCAGTTGCGCATCGCCGGCGATCGCGGCGGGATAGACGGCGGGCGGTTGAACGATGGGCGAGGACACGCCGGATCCGGTTGCCGCCGGACAGGGTGGATTGAAAAGTGCGATTCCGTTGGCCATAGACTAACTCACGGGCTCCGGTTGCATGGTGTTCGCCTGCGCGGCGGAGCTGGCGGGCGAGCGCTGGTGATTCAGTGCATTCAACTGCACAAGAGATCCCTTCAACTGCTGCGCGAGACCTTGCACCACCGGGTCGAGCGGCCGCCCGTATTCGGGACCGAGCTCGACCGCGAGGTTATACCGCACCGCGGCTTCGTAACCCGGCGGTAAGTTGATGGTCTGCGACAGGCTCGTGAATTGAGCAATGGGAATGTACGTCCACATTTCGAGCGAACCTCCCAGGCGCGGGATCGGCCAGATATATACGGATGCGTTCGGATAAGCGTAATCGCAGTACAGCTTGCGCACGTAGACGCTTTGCATCGCCTTTTCCGGGATCGCCTCCCAGCCCACCGAATCCACGATCTCGAGCGGCGAGTCGATCCCGCTGCCAGAGACGGATGCGGATTCGATCCGCACCGGGCGTGTCGCGAGCGCATACGGCCCGTTGAAGCCCGCCACACTCTGCGTCTGCCGCTGCCGCCCCACCAGCGATAATCCTTCCGTGTTCCAACTGGAGATTATCTGGTTGAGCGTGGACAGGCCGTCGTTCTGCTCGAACGTTTCTAACGTCTCGCCCGAGGCGATGGCGCCGATCAGGCGCATCGAGGAATGGATCAGATCACTGACGGTAGCCATACGCTATCCTCTAGAGAAAGCATGAAGTATCGACGGAGGAAGAAAAAAACACCGTCCAGCAACCCGTCGAGGGCGCGGGAACTGCTTGGCGGTAAGATCGCGATTAACATGAAGGATCTTGAAGAAGGAAATTGGGGTTTCCCGCCTGATTTCAGCGAGGATGATAAACGGGAGTATGGCAAGCTCCTGCAAAAAGTGGCCTCGGAATACCTCGGTTATGAGGCTCCATTCCCTCCTTTTATGCCGAAGGATAAATAGCATCACTTCTTCCTTCCCGTCTCCCGCAGATACTTCTTCCTGCGTTCTTCGTTCGGCGGTTTAGCGGATTTGGCGCGCAGCGGCGGGGGCGCCGGTGTTGCAGGTATATCTGCGACAGGTACACCTGATGCCGAACGCAGCATGCGCCGTGGAGGCGGTTGTACGTCCGCAGCGGGATCCGGCGCAGGTGCGCCGGGCGGCCAGATGGTGCGCGACCACCCGGCGCCCAGCGCGTCTTCTTCTTCCCGCGAACGTACCGTCACCGCCGCTTTGGTACGGTGAAAGAGCATTCGCGGGTAATCGGAGTTCGTCACTCTTCCTTAGGCTCCGGGAGCTTCAACTGACGCCAATCCGGGCCGAGCGCTTTGGCTTCCTCGGCGGTAGCGACGATCTTGGGCGGAACGTTGACGTTGAACCAGACCTGCGGATATTTAGCCTCTTCGCCCGGTTCAGGCGCGGGCGCGATGGCTGCCGATATCCAGGCGGCTTTGTCGAGTGCGTCGGCTTCTTCCTGCGTGCGCACGACGCGCGGTGGATAATTCGAACCGGCCGCGAAGAATACCTGCGGCGGATCGAGCGGTGTGGGAGGCGGCGCCGGTGGCGGCCCCTCGACGGTTTCAACTGGTTCTGATGCCATGACTGGTAACTCCTTTATTTACTGTTAGCTAGCGACACGCACGGCCCATTCGGGCCTCTGGGCGCACCCGCCGAATAAGACGTCGCACCTTGTGATCTGCTGGTCGGTTTTTACATCCGCCTGCGTCCAGCAACGGATGGAAACTCCCGTGTCCGGGTCCTGCTGATGGAATGCGTCCTCGTTGCGCGGCGCCACAAGCGGCGCCATGCCGATCACGAACGCCGCCTTGTGGTAGCCGAGACCCTGCGGCGAAAGCGAGTTGGCCGTGCCCGACGTGATGGTCAGCGGTGCGCCGGCGGCCGGCGAGTTGCTAACCGTTTTCGTCGCGCCGCTCACGACGATCGAAGGCGAAATGGGAATGCTGGCCGAGCCGTCGGCTGCGCTCGAGACATCCGCCGTGACCGTGAATTTCTGCAGGGTCGCGAGCGTATCGCCCGACACCGGATTGACTGCGTACACCGTGGGCAGAGTGAACGTGTCACCCTTTTTCAAACGGGCTGCCGCGGCCGCGGTAAAGCCCGTGACCGCAAGTGTCGCGCCGGTCTGGCTGGCTGCCCCAACCTGCGGCGCGCCCCCCAAGGGACCGACCTGATGGGTTCTGCAATTCTGATCCATCAACCAAGTGAACCCGCCCATGATCCCCATGCGGCCGCGCTCGTATTGCTGCTTGACCTGCGTGGAGGACTGGAACAGGCTCTGCGCGGCCTTGAGCACGCCTTCCTGCTGCACGGGCGAAATGCACATGTAACGCTCTCCGTCCATCGGGGTGGCATTCTCATCCAGGGTCCTGCCCGCAGCCCAGAATGGGTCGAGCGAGCTGATGGGCGTCCCCGGCGTTCCTACGGTGTTGGCGGTTGCCTGGTAAGCCATCGTCAACATCGAGACATCCACCGCATTCGCCAGAGCTACTGCGGCTGATTTGAGATAGCGCTCACTGAATGCGTCGATCGAAAGCGTGAGTTCCTGGCTCGAAAACTGGAACGCCACCACGGCGCGCTGGTCGAGCGTCAGTGTCTTTTGCGTCTCGGGGACATTCTGTATCGAGGAGGTAATGTCAGCAGTCGTGGTCACCGCGAACCGCACGGGGTCACGCAAGCGTAAGGTGTCGCCGATCTTGGCGCCGCTGACGGCGAATTTGTCGTCCCAGGTATGCTCGAGCGTGCCTGAGAATCCGAGGTTGTTTTTGAAACGCATCAGCAATTCATTCGTGATTGCTTGCGTGGTTAATAACGTATTCGGCAACTTACTTACTCCGTAGTTCTGCCATCCTCAGCCGTTCCCACCGCGTGTAGTCGCGCTCGACTTCCGGGTCTTTGATGTCATCGCTCGCCGTTTTGGTCGGACGTCCTACGGCCGGCGGGGGCTTGGGGGCGCTGGTAATGCGTGGGATGTTTTCAGGAACCTCGGAAGAACGGACTACTGTTGCGGAAAGCCGGCCGATTTCCATGACGGCGCGCACGGGGTCGAGAGACGCGATGCGCTGCATCTCCTTCGGCCGTTTGCAGAGATGGTACATCACCTCGGCGCCGGCTTCGTCCTCGAGCATGGCGAGCCGCGCGGCCATCACACCCGGACCTTCCGGGACGGTGACCGCGCCGATCACGTTGTCGTAATCCTCGTGGGCTTTACGGGCTTTCTTTTCCTTTTTGTCCCACTCGGACTGGACGCGCTCGACTTCCTGCCGTTGCTTCTCCTCGGCGCGCGTTTGCTCGTGCAAGAACTTCGAGACAGCCCACTGAAAGGCTTCGAGCGTCTCGAAATCCTCGAGCTTGGGCGCGCCCGGCGGCAACTCGGCGGCTTTTTCCTTGGGCGGAGGCTTCTCGCGTTCCGCGATCTGGCGTTTCAGATCTTCGTTTTCGCGAGTCAGGCGGTCGATTCTGCGCTGGCGGGAACCCGGCCGCTTCGGTGCGGCGGGCTTTTCCTCGCTGGATTCTTCGTCGCCTTCTTCGTCCTCCTCCGGTTCCTGGTCCTCATCCGGTTCCGACTCCGGCACGGTTTTGGCCTGCGGCGTTTCTTCCGCCGCGGCCGCGGGTGGTTCTTCTTGGGTCTCCACGGCCGGCGGGGTCTCACCCGTCGTCCGCCACCGCACGTACTCCCTGAAATCGTCGGGTATAACGTCAGTCGGGGCGGGTTCGGGCGATCCTTCCGCGGGCGCGGAGTTGGTTACTTCGTCGGGCATAAATCTTAACTTTCAGAACATCGTTTTCGATAGGGGGGCGGCGCCTGCGCCGCGATCACGCGATGGATTTGCCGTATCGCCTGCTGGGCGCAGATGCCGCAGATCATCGGCTTCTGCGGCGCGATCTCGGACCACACCGTGTGCTCACAGCCGAGCTCGACGAACCAGCCGCCGCATTGGGCGATTGATGTATGCGCGATCCGCCGCGGGTTGAGCAGCGATAATTCAACGCTCATATTGCTGGCCCCGCCGGCGCGGGCTCCGCGCTCTCCTCGGCGGCTGCACCGCTCGCCATGCGTGCGATCTGCGCCTGCGTGGCGGCGACCTCGGCGCGCAGCAGCTCGATGTTCTCTTTCGAGGTCAACTGCTCGTGGGTCTGGCCGGTCTTCAGGTCGAGCTCGTGCTTCTTGAGCGCGAGCTCCTGCTCCTTGAGGCTCGCCTCGAGTGCGGCCGCACGGTCCTTCTGCATGATCTGCGCCAGTTGAATGCGCTCGTTCGATTCGGCCTCGATCGCCTTGGTGCGAATCTCTTCGGCCTGCTTCTGCACCACCGCCGTCAATTGCTGAATCTGCTGGGCCTGCTGCGCCATGCCCTGCGCCACCTGCGGCGGCAGCTCCGGCATTCCCTCCGGCGGATCCTGCAACCCTGGAGGCAAGGCTTTTTTGAAGCGCTCCGCGATCTTGTCGCCGGCCGGAAAATCCGCGTTCTGAAACACCAGATCGCCGGCAATCTGCAGCAGTTGCGGATAGGCCTGCGCGAACTGCGTAAGAACGTCGAAGGTCTCCTGGCGCTGCGTGGTATAGCTCGGGCCGGTCGTAATCGTCACGTCGTACTTGCCGGCGTTCAGCTTGTAGCAGCGCTCGATTTCCATCTCGTCGATATACCTCTGGTTGACCATGACAATCTTCTGCTTGCGGTCCTCGCCCAGAATCCGCACCTGGCGCGCGGTGTCGTAAACCTTGGGGATCAGGTCGCACAGCACCACGCCGCATTGCCGGATGGCGCGGTTCAGGTTGTCGATGAAGTGGAAATTGGACAGCCCGGCCTGGTTCTGCCGCCGCTGGATGGCGATGCCCGAGGTCTCGTTGGAGCGCTGCCCGAGGCTTGCGTCATAGACGTTGGTGGTCGCCTTGATGTCGTCGGAAGCCTGCGCCGCTCCGAGCGATAGCGCCTGGATCGGAGGTTCCGCGATGTTACGCTGCGGCGGAGGCGCAGGCGTTCCGGCGATGTTTTGCGGCTCGTACTCGAGATAGGCCCAGG